AAACTGTATAGGTCGGAACAAATGTATTATTTTTATACACACCCGCACCTTCCCCTAAACGTACCTCATTGATCTGCTTACTAAGATCATAGCGATCTGCTTGTTGCCGACCAGTAGTCAACGCCAACTTATCATAGCCGCCCTCTACCGCTTCAAGCAGTCCACGTTTAAGAGCTAAGTTATACCAAGATGATTTGTCATCAGTCTTAAATGGTGCATCTGGCAAAGCATCTCTTAGTTCGCTTTCAAGGTTCGCCCGCATGTTGCCAAGTTCGTCGATCCGAGCGGCAAGTAAAGACTGTTGTGCAAAATCAGGTTTTATTGGATCACTTGAAAACAACTCATCAAAACCTAACTCTTCAAGCATTTTTTGATCATCGTACTCACTATATTTAAACTTAGCCGCTTGCAACTCTGTGTTTACGTCATCTAGCTGTTTTTTTAATTCTGGCGTTTGATAACCGTAATCATAACCCTTTTGATGCCAGTCTGACTGAGCTTCTTCGATCAACAGGGTCTTATTACCATCAGTGTCAACACGGTCTTTCATGCGTAAGTGTGCAAGTATGTTAGGCTCGTCAAAGTGGCCGCTGCTAAAACCCTCATATAAAGTTTTTAGTGATTTCAATTGTTCTGCTATCTCTGACCTTCTGGCTAAACTAATATCATCTGTTCGGCTTAATAAATTTGAAAATTCTCTCCGTAGATCGTGTACTTTGGCTATAACATCGTCATTAGGCAAAGACATCAGCAACTCACGGTAGTTGTCGCCACCGCCTAGGGTGTAATCACCGAATTTAGCTTGATCAGAACCTAGCACGGTCTCTTTTATCTGTAGCTGGTTGTCACCGATAAACTGCTGTATTTCTTGTCGCGACACATCTTGACGGCCAGCAAAATTCTCTTTAAAGCCCATTGCGTTGAGTTCATCAGGCTTGACTTGTCCTTTACCTGTAAGGTCATTAAAGAACCCGTCAGCGTTACCTGTCTTTCTTTGCAAGTTGTCAGAGGCAATCACTGCCTGACTAAACAACCCACCAGACTTTGGCTTTGGCACTTTTGCAGGGATAAACATCGACCCCAACAGGCCAGCACCCTCAACACGATTAACAGATGGCTCGCCTAATGCATCAACGATCGCTGGTCTAGCACCCTGATAGGCATCTACGACCATGTTAATGTCATCCATGACTGATCGTGATCCCTGTAAGGTCGGCACTTGGTAATTTAATACCTTATCAACACCAGAACCAAACGCATCAGCAACGGCCTCTGCCTGACCCGTTAACGGCTGCTGCTGTAGAAAAGTACCGTCAGATACTTCACCAGTGACCGCCTGAGAACCATATTTAACAACGTCATTAATTAGCCCTTTCGCCATGTGCGGGGCTAACTGCAAGGCACTAATATCAGCAACGTCACCTGGGTGTGGGCGAACCATTGGCATTGGATTGCTAGCAGGGGTTAACGCCTGTGCAATGACATCCAATATCCCCGCCATCCTATCGCTCATACAATACCCTGCAAATTAACTCTAAGCGGCTTGCCCCAGCTTGTGTTGGGCGGCTCATACACTACCGCCATCATTCCAAAAGCATCTGCCGCGTGACTCGACCAATCATGGTTCGGTCCCAGCCCTATGTTTCTGCTCTCGTCCCGCTTTTCGTGATACCAGGACAGCGCATCGATGCCTGCAGCGCACTCTGGCTCATTAAAGTGACAGGAGGGCAGTACACGGCGCACCGCTTCGACACGGTGACCCGCAGCCCCAGATCCTTGGTTTGGGACTACAATCACATTAAAACCTGCATCTCTAAGCGCAGACTCGTAGCTAACGGAATAGACCTTGTCGTGTGTCCGTCCATCGTGCGGTAGTACCACCGTCTTAATTTCTTGTATTTGATCTCGCAACCAAGCGACATGGGTTGCTAATGGCTGACCCACCGCTTCGTAGTAACCCAACACCCTGATCTCGCTTTTGTAAAACTGCACGGTCCAAATGCTTGTCGCATCCGATTTGGCGCCCGTCCCGCCGATATCAAAGTATGCTCTAGTCTCCATTAGAGGGTCTTCGTGAACGTTGCCCAAACGCCCTTCCCTGCGCGCTGCATCGATTAAATGCGAGTAATAAGCGCCCTCATGCGCTTGCAAGAACGCGCCCTCCCAGATGTGCTCGTACACATCTGGCCGGACTTTTTTATCAGCCCTTCGCTCTAAGTCCAAAACATCTGGAAACCAAGGGTTGTCACGCCAGTTGAGCTCTACCAACTTTGCGTCGTCGGGGGGCGTGTGACGGAATCGTTTATGCGTTGCAGATCGCGTGCTCTCAGGGTTCCAAGTGACCCATATCTCACTCTTTTGCTCGCGCACCGTTGGGATTAATTTTCGCCACGCCTCTTCGCTGACCGGCTCTGCCTCATCTACCCACGCTATAATTATGCGTGCTTTAGACTTGATTGAGTCTAGATTGCGGCGCAGCCCAGCAAACACATAATTGATATTGCCATCTCGCGACCTAACAAATTTCTCTCCAACCTCATAATATTCAGCAAGGAAGTTAACAGAGCTAATCGCTGACTTGACTTCCTCCAGGCTGGATTCATCAAGGCTGTTTAAGTGCTCCCTAGCGCACAGTATCTGCCCAGTCTGCCCTGACATCCCTGCCTGGTAGCCTTTGATCGCTGTCATTAACGCAAATGTTCTTGTCTTGCCTGACCCGCGCCCTCCGTATGCTCCCCGATATCGGGCATCACCATCAAACACATCGACCAGCTTTTTTGGCAAATTAATCGTCGCTGTCTGCATCTGACGACACTGGCACTAGCTGTATAACAGTTGGACGCATAGAGCCGTCCGACGTTGAATGATCTACATTGACCTTGCTGCCTTCCTTTCGGTCGATGATCTTATGTGCTGTGTTCACATCTCCGTCTGCCAGGGCGTCAATCAACACAGAACGCGCAAGCATTACCGGGTTACTTTTGAGCACCTCTTTTCGCTCTCGAAACTCTACATGTACTTCCTGATATCTGTACAAAGTCGCCTGGCTGATGTCTGCGTACATACACGCCTCAAGATCGTTACAGCCCATCGCAAACGCTTGCTCTAGTTTTGAGATAACCTCAGTGGTCATTTTGGTAGGTCTAGCCATAAATTCACCAGCCTGGGGTACTCGAAAGTCCCGGCGCTTGTGATAAAAAAAAGCCGCTTTGCAGCGGCCAAATAATGGAGGGTAGAACGGGTAAGGTCACAGATACCCTATTCTACGGATATTTAACCACACTTTTGTTGGTTCGTGCCACGTTTTGTGAAAAAAAACACTAGGATTAAACATTATCTTTAATTGGAGTAAATAAATTATACGGACAAAGTTTTACAAAACTTGTCCGGTCACCTCAATAAACACAACATCGTCGCGATCAACGTCAACCGCGAGTTGGCGCATCGCTGACACTAATGATAAGCCGTCTTTTATCATGCAGTCTAAAACGATCTCGAGATCATAGGCTGGCTTGCCGGTCTGCATCTCAACACCGATGTATGCCTCGTCGTAGTTAATCGCGCAGACCTCGATGAATCGCCACGTTGATTTCATCCTCGCGTGCCTGATATTGCGAGCAAAGCAGCTTATATCGCAACATCCATACTTTTTTAGTTCGCCAACGCCCCGCGTCAATTAACGTCGAAAGCAGATAATCGCTCATGCGTGCGTTACCGGTCCCCTGACATTTAGAGCATTGTTCTGTTTGATTGACAACGCCCGTGCCTTTACAATTTTTGCATTTATTTGGCGCCAAGCTGTTATGCAACGCAACCATCGCCAAAGCTTCGACAACGTGACTCTCGTCATCTCTCACGGTCCATTTAAACTGCCGCGCTTCATGGATTGCGTGCAGTTTTAGTTCGTTCCAGCCGCTGGTATCGAGGCAGAATTTTGTCAACGCATACAGATATGTGTGGCGGTCCACTTGCGTCATACAAGCAGCAACGTCGCCAGGCGTGATCTTTGCTTTACTCGTTGAGCGAATCATATCCCCAGCCATAGGCGGCGCGCCCCCAGTTAGCATCGCGAGGAGTTCGCTCATTTTTGGCAAATATCCCTGATCATTTTGTAGCGATTTTGGCGCTCAAATTTCTGCTCTCTCTTTATAACGGTTTCCTCAACATACAAAAATACATTTTTTTTAAGACCTTTTTTCTCTGGCTTTTCCACAAGATCTTTTTTTTTCTCGTCCATGGGTCACCTCTATTTTTTGGAGATCGTCTGCCCATCTCACCTTTTATGCGTTGGCTCACGGCTTTTAATGATGCTTACCAAAAAAGCAATCGCTGACCTTATGTCTCTGTCAGTCGCGTTCTCAGACGCGCTGACTTTAACTGTGCGATTTTCCATGCCCAACTCGCCAAAAAACTCGATTTCAAACTT